CTACTACCGCAACCTTACAGAAAAAGACTTTAAGGACAACTGCGACATGAGCAAGTTCGTTGAGTACCAGTTTGGTGTTAACGAAATTGCCCATGACTTATATTTTTACGGTGTCTTGAGAAGCTGACCTTCAAAGGCGTATGTGCCGACATGGGCTAGGTCTACCCAAGGCGCTGCCCATACCTTAAAGCCATTCTCTCTAGCCTTCTTACAGAAGTAGTAATCCTCAGAGAGCAAGAGTCCTGATTCCTCTTCTATGCAAGTAGCAAAGAATTCGTTAATCTTTTCCCCGTTCTGTGGGTTCTGAATGTCCATAACATTGTTGAGGTATGTAGGTAATTTCCCTACTAGACCCTCATAGACCTCGCGCTTGATGAGCATAAAGCCTGTACCGCCATTCCATATCTCTAGAGGTTCACCGATTGGAACTGTGACTGTCTCTTCATAGTTCACAAGGTTGACCACAAAGTTGCCTGTGTGGTTCTTTAGCTCACTATCAGGCACACCAGCATCCATTGCCTTGCGTACTGTCTGCCAGTTAATCTCTTTCTTTGGATAGATACCGCAGATGATGTCCTTGTCAGCAGCAATCATTGGCAATATCTGTTCAGGGATAAAGCGAATGTCTGAGTCAATAAAGAGCATATGGGTGCATTTAGACTTCAAAAAGGCGTGAGCCAAGAGGTTGCGTCCTCGCTGAATAAGAGACTCATTAAAGAGGAAAGAGAACGTCAGGTCTAGGTTGCTATTCATAGCTAACTTTTGAAGCTGTAAGCAGCCTTGTGTAAAAAATCCAAAGCATTGACCACCATACATAGGGGTTGCTACAAAGATGTGGTTCTTCTCTGGCGGTATTTCTACTGTGCCGATAGATGGGATGTCAATTGTTTCCATGTGTGTCCTGTTGGGTTAATAAGTGGGGCTACCTGAAACGCTGCCCCGTCACGTTCCTAACTGTCCTCGCGGGACTCGCCTTCAGGATGGCGGGGGGTCATCTCTTCTATGACTACATGAAGCAGACCACCTTTGATTTGTTCTCCTCGAATCATTTCAATGTGGTCCACCTGGAAGTCGTTGTCAAACACTCCAGCGTGTTCTAGTGCATCAAGTACCGCTTTGATACGGTTGTCGATGTCGATTTTTCTTTTGTCTCTAGGACGCAGAATTAGTGTTAGTTTCAATTTTTTGTCCCCAAACTTAGGAATGTTGTTTTCGATTACAAATACTTGGACAGCTTCTCTAAACTCCCTTCCCTTGGCGCTCATCACCATGTGACCGCGAAAGTTGCGGTAATAGGTGTTAACGCTTGGGGGAAATGGGAGAGAGAAGCTAGCCGTCAAAATGGCACGTCACTATCTTTTGGATAAGACTTAGCCGGTTTGTCAGTTACCTCTTTAGGGTACTGCTGCTGTTGTTTGTTCCAGTTAGGGTCGTTGAGCTTGATGTTGTAGTAGATGCCAAAGCCAGCATCGTTCTCCCATGCACCAAAGGTAATGATTTGACCTTCGTACATGAATGTGCCTTTCCAGTCTGGCTCGGAAGAACCCTGTTTTTTGTAGGTGTTCTTTGTCATTCGTCCTTTCATCTCTTGCGGGACAAACGGGGGTTTCTTTTGGTTTTCCATGATTTTCCTTTCAACGGTAGATATATCGGGCATACTCGCGCCCATTTTCTTTAACCATAGTTGTAAGGATTGGGTGTCCTTGCTTCCTAAGATATTCGATATGGGCTGCAAGCCTGAATGAGCCATAGTTTTGTAATGCGTCCATTGGAGTTAGTGAGCCTATGTTCTGCAAATGGTTCAGAATATTTTGTCGTTGTGTTCCATGTCGGCTACGAACTGGGACGCTGGTGACTTTGGGTTTAGGTTTACTCCCACCTTGGCTAACTCACCTCTAATCTTGATTCGCTCAAAGCTAGAGAACTTCTCAGTTATATCGTGATTAGCCTGTGCTAGGGCAGCAATCTTCTCGGTGCGCTGTTCATCAGTTATTGTTTTAGACTGCATGACTCTAGCTGCCAAACCAGCATAGGCTTCTATCCATTCCTCTGGATTGCTGTAAAGGGCGTATATCTCACCGTCAGGCTTAATGATGGGGTAGTCACCAGTAGAGGCTTCTATGACCTCTAAGGGCTGTTTAACGTCTTCTACAACGCCCATGTGCTTTGGCATAGGGCTATCAAAGTCCATGACCTCTTCTGTGGCGTAGTGTCCCAAGATACAAGCGGGATAGATAGAGCGCACAGCTCTAGAAATAACCCTAGCTCTGAGCATATCTTCAGGGTACTTAGACCATCCTGAACCCTCGCGGTAGATACCGGCTTGCCTTGCCATCTCTATAGTCCACTCGACTGTCAGGCTGCCCCCTTGTGGGTGCTTGAATGTTCCAATGACACGCTTCGGTGTCAGTTCATTCCATTGGACAGAGCCACCAGAGAGTTGGAAACGGGCGAGGATAGCTTGAGACTTCAGGGCTGGCTTGCCTTGAATGATGTCGTACTCTTGCACAACAGAGGCGGGGTGCTTGTTTTCTGCTTGGGCTACAAGCATTACAGCCATGACTTGCTCTTTGGTCTTAAAGCCGTAGAAGCCTGATTTAACGATACTGTCAGCCATGACCGTCATGTCTGATACAGGAATGATATTACTCATGTAAATTTCTCCAAAATAGTTAGGAATGTTTCTATGACTGAGGATGCAGCCATTACATATATTGCGACATCTTGAGTGGTCACAAGTCCCTCGCTTTCAACATTGCATCTGCCACCATGTAAGCCCTCTCAGCAAACTCTTGTGGAGTAGCTTTGAGTGATGGTTCTGCAATCATTCCTTGCATAGCGTGAGCAGCAAAGTAATCTCTAAGACTCATGCCCTTGTCATCAGAGCCGGTCTTAGGGTCACGGGGGCTAGGAAATGCGTTCATGCTTGACCTTCCTTCCGGGCTTTGCCTTTGGAGTACCGTCAACCTTCAAGCCCCACCGAGCTTCTTCTAGGTTGGATATGCGTTGTAGAGCTTGAGCAAACAAGTCTTCTAGCATGACAACTTCTTGCTCTAGGCGCTCTAATCGTTTTGTTTTGAATAGCAGCATGATTAACCCTTCACTAAGAATCTACGGCTACCGGCTACTTCCCGAACATAGGACTTGTAGACATCTGGCATGGACTGCTCAAAGAGCTTCTTATCAAAACTCATGCTTGGTTTGGCACTCTTCCAAGTGGCTAGGACTCTGCCGTCTAGGGTTACCAATTCGCTGTTGACCCCCATAAATTTCTGTATTTCCACCTTCAGCCTCTCTTCCTCGGCTTCCCATTTGGATAGCTGTTCCTTGGTGTAGGTCAAGGCTTGGCACATCTGCTCTAGAGACTGAGGTGCGGTGATGGATGTAGGTGCGGATACAGAATAGATTAGCTTTGCTTGCTCGGTAGTCTCAGGTTCAGGGTACTGCTTAGACGCAACGTGTGACCAGAACTTCGCCATATCCTTGATGAGCTGCTCTTTCTGCCCTTCTTCAATGGTGAACTTAAACACTTCAAAGTTTTGTCCACCGAATAGAACAGCCAGCACAATGTCGTTGATATTGTGGCAAGCCGCTTCATGGATGAGTTGCGCCATATCAGCCGCAGGGATGATGTTGGCTTCACTATCGAACTTGTTGCGTACAGCAGCGTTGTAGTTTTTGACTTCCACAAGCGTTTGCCCGTCAGCCGAGATGAAGTCGAAATGGCTACGCATCCATGTTTCTTTCGGGTGAGTGAGCGCATAGTCAGCTTCCTTCAATTCCATGCCTAACTTGGCACTTGCTAGTTGTCCAATGATGGGCTGCATCACATGACCCATTTGGACTGCTTCAACCTCTGACAAGTCGGGTCTTTCCTTAACCCCTAGCTTCTCAAGGACTGCATCATTACCGCGTCCATTGGCTGCCATACGGCTATCGCCAGACCACCAAGCGCCATTGCGTATCTCTGGTGCAAAGTCGTTTCTATCATTAGCCATTGCTTTTCTCCTTGGTCAAGAAAAAGACTGCTTCACCCAATGCGGTTACAACAAGGGTTGCTCTTGCGTACAGCTCTGTGTATTTGTCTAGGTCATCCTTGAGCTGCTCTATTTGGTCGTTCAGCTCTGCCTTAGAGAGGATGCACTTCTTCAAGGCTAGTTCTAGATTGTTTGATTCGTCTTGCACTTCTCTAAGAAAGGCTTTGTCTTTCTCAGCTTGGGTGTGCAAGTCTTTGATGGTGTCTTTTAGTTCTCTGTTCTCTTGTATCTTTCTAACAAGAGAGTCTTGCAGCTTAGTTGCCATTTGGAGTTTCCTCTTCTGCTTGGTTTAACTCGAACAGCTTGCCGTCTAAGTCACAGGCGCTAGAAGTCATACGCATGGATTCGCAATATGAATACTTGGCTTCCCCAGTAACGAGGTTGATAACCTCTGAGGCTTTGCATCTGTCGTAGTTGGCTACGCTGCTACTTTGTTTAGATGGAATGTGCCACTTGCAATCAGCACAGATTAATGGTTTCATGTTTCCCCTTTCGGATAGTTAGGAATGAGTAAGTAATGTATCACGCTTATGATGATTAGTCATTGTATTTATTAATCGGTTTCTCCTTATCGATAGTTAGCATTTTTTTAGACATAGTTTCCCCAAGGGTGAGAAGCTCTCCCCCAAGCCCATGCGTATGCACTAGCTTCCCCATAGGGATGCGATTCATTCGATAGAGGTCTTGTCTCACCATGTCCCTCTGTCTTGCCCGATACCTCGCACACAGTCCGGTAGGGTTATCAACGGGGTGATGCGCTGCCCTATGTTCTCTTCCAAGCCGCCCATGTAGGCGCTCTGCTCTCGCGTGGAGTGCGGATGCGAATAGACAACAAAAAAGCCACTTACTGCTGCCTTGGTAGTAGTCCCACGATAAACGGGGCAAGGCATGAGTAAATGGCTTCATTTGGTGTTGACTACTACGACAACGAGCGAACTCTATCACAGGCTTTTAATCCTTGTCAACAAGTACCAAGAAAATGATAAACGCAATAAACGCAACGAAAAGTATCTCAGGCATTGTTAGACGGGCAATCTAGGCAATGTTGTGGGCGGTCATTACATACCCCTAAATGCTTGCACTCATAGGGGTGTTGTGGAATTTTCCTAAACGCTTCATCTTCTAGCTCTTGGTCTTGCAGCTCGCGTATGGTGCGCTTACGCCATGTAGTCTTGCGTATGCGGCAGCCATCTTCACAGTCGCGTAGGCATAGGCGCGTATGGGGGTAATGACAATCAGTTTGGTCACGCATGGGTTATATCTCCGGTCAAGATAAGGGCAATGGTAATAAGGTACACGGGGGCGTTATGACCCTCGCGTACACGGTCCAGTAGGGTACGGGCAGCCTCTGGGGTCACTTGGTCTTCTCCTTTGGTGACCAGCCGAACCGTCTCCAGGTTTGGGTGATGTCGGTTCTAGAAGCCGGCACATAGTCGAAACCCTCGCGTAACAGGCGCGTAGGGCGCGTAGGGGATTTCGTTGGGGCAATTGGGGTTAGTTGTGGCTTTAGCATGGTTCTCCTCTTACATGAAGATTAGCAGGGTTATGGACACAATGAAGATTAAAGCACAAATCAGGTCATCATGCGTGGGCGCGTGGGCGCGCGTGGGCGCATCACGGTCTACTTGCCGAGCTATGGCTGCTGTAATGTCCTGGTTCACTTTATCGAAGATATAACGTGATTGCATGGGGTTAGCTCCTGGGTTAGGAATACTGCAATAGCTGCAGCCAGTAACCCGGACCAGCCGGGCTAGAAGCTACTCTATCGGGTTAACCGGTGCAACAACCACAACAGGGTGCATCAATGCACAATCCCTGCTTATTCCGGTAATACTCGCGACCTGATACGCTGTAAACGTCCGAGACATAATTAGATTTTCGGGCTGCTAGATATGAACCGGCTGCAGCCTCTACCTGGCAATCCCCAGGTTCACTAAAAAAAGCTTTGCGGGTTACCGTATCAAAAACGATATCGTCCCCAGGGTTTATAGCAGCCCCGGTTATGCTGCAGCGTCCCCGGTATTTTGCTGTCATTGTCTTAAGCATATTACCCCCTAGAATTTAAGTGTTTTAACGCTGCTTCCCTGGTATCAAAACGTCCACCTATAGGGGTTTGATGTTCACCCCGGACAATGAACCAGCCGCCTAATAACCGGTTAAATACAATCTTAAGCATAGTGAACCCCCTTAATTTGAGTGAACCCGCTGTTATCGTGCCTGGCTTTCCCTTTAGCATATAACGCAACAACCACGTTTTTCGGTTCTATGTGCCGCACGTCCGTATTATCTCCATCGATAACGTCCCAGGTTCTAAACGTGCTGGGGATGTCAGCCTGGCGGCTAAACACTACAGCTACCCGGTTATTTGATGGATTAGTTAAACCCTTAATAGTGACGTTTTTAGGGGTTAAACCAGAGAATGAATAGGTTAAGTCGTAATTGCCGGCTGTTTTACCGGTTAGATTTCTCCCTGGGTGTTTTGTGTAATCGTAGAATTGAACGTCCGGGAATAGCTGGAATAGGTTCTTTCCCTCTAGAACCTGGATGTTTTCGTATGGTATATCGGACGTGCCATTAGGACGGACCAGGGGAATAAACCCCAGCTTAGTAGCTCTACGCTGTAGCGTCCAAATATCGGCAGCCAGGGAAAGCATAAATGCATTTTGATGCTGGTAGAAAAATTGTGTTTTAGCTTTCCTGGCAGCTTGAACACTATTGAATGCACCACGTCCGGATGATTTAAGACACGGTATCATGCAGCCGGCAAGCTTCGCATGAGCGCATATTTTGGCATCCGGCACTAAATAGACAATCCCGGTTAAATAACCGATAGATTCACCCTTAACCGTTTTTGTTGACGATTCCCCCAGGATAGGACGGTACTGCAGCCCGGCTGCAGCTAACATTGTTTTGTATGGATTACGCATAGCTTATTCCCCTTTGAATTCTTGATAAACAAAAAAGCAGCCGGAAACCGTGCCATAGATAATGCAAGCTATAAAACCTGCAGCATCAATAGCACCGGTAGACAATGCAAAAACAGCTAGGCACATTAGGACCAGGCTGCACAAATAACCCGTTTTGTAGAACATAAAACCCCCTTAGATTGTTAGGAATGGTACAAAGTACCCCATAGGACGCTGTTAAACGTCCTACAGGCTGCTTTTTACACTTTGCTAACGTGCTGTAGGCTGCTATTACCTACACCGGCTGCAAACCCGATAAAAAACATAATTTCGTTTTGTTTACCGATTATTTCGCTGGTATCCTGGCATAACCCGGCTGCAGTTAAGAAATTAACCGGTCCATTAATACCCTGGTAGTCAGCCAGTAATTTATCTAATGAAGCCAGGCTGATACCGAAACGTGCTTTGTAAACTGACATATAAACCCCTTTGAATGATTAGGAATGTAGAGGTAGATTATCTACCCCTACATATATATAGGTGAGAGAATCGTGCCAACCCTACCTAAGTCATTGATTTATATAGGGTACTATTTTTTTATCCACAAGTTATCCACAATAAACAGGATATTATGTTAATATATATCTATACAATATTATATGAATGTAATTATGTTATTATGTAACTACATTATCTACATATTATGGTATCTACATACTATGATATCTACATATTATTATATATATATATTAGTATCATAATAGGTAGTAGATTGTATTACTATAATTAATTATCTACATAATGACAATGTAGGAAAGAACGGGAAAGCCAGGTATATAGCTACTCTATACGCGCTGGGGATTATGGGGTTTTGTATGCGTTACCAGCTACACAACACGGTAATAGGCTGCTATAGCTAACCTGGTATGGGATATGGACGCGACCGGCTGCATCACGATGCCGGCAGCGCGACGTGTCCTCGCTTTGGGTTTGAGCTTGCTGAGAGGCGCGCCCCATTCGCTTCCTCCACCAAAAAAAATATGTGTTTTCCTGTATAGTCAGATTGCCGGTTTCTTTGCAGTTGCCGGTATTTCCTTTTCCACTTCGTAGAAGTTGGGTTATGGGTTTAGGGTTGTCCTTGTGATGACCCTTTTTTTTGTCTATACTGCCCAACATGGATAGGGGGATGCAAATGATTAGCATGGAAGTAAGTAAAGATGTGCCTGTGCCACCTGATAAGCGGAGATACCCGTACAAGGTGATGGAGGTAGGGGACAGTTTCTTTGTTGACGGTGGGAAGTTACAAGTGGTGTGTAACAACAACTACCGGACGGGGAAGAAGTTAGAACGTAAATTTATCGCTAGATGCGAGAAGGAAGGAGTGAGAGTATGGAGAACGGCTTAGTAAACGGTCATAACGCCATGATGCCTATGGCTGCGGAAGACATGAAGAAGGCTTACATGGAGCGTGTGTATGCCATGAGCCATGCTGAGTTGTTCCATGAGCTGATGCGTGTGCATACGGAGTCTGCTCGTTTGATGCTGATGGCACAAGAAGAGTTAGAGAAGGTGCGAGCGCAACTTGAGCAATACGAACCTATCCACTAAAGAGCAGTTAAGGGCGAGTAGGGTTTGGCTTCAGGGAGAAGTCAGGGCTGCGCTACTGTGTAGAACTAAGAAGCAGAAGATTGCTTTGGTTAACAGATGGAAATTGCAGTATTCGCCCATAACTGTTCAAGAGCTACTTAATGTGGCTAGGAATAAGAAGGCTGCCGGGGACATCATTCATTGGAACTTAGATGAAATTTAATTTACAACAGTTCTATAAGTTCTGCGCTCAACTCAAAATTGAGACTAAGGAGCAAGGTCTTAGGAACATGGACCATCTCCTTGGGACACAGACCTATGTCATGGAAGAGATTAACTCTGGCTTGGCTAACGGTATTCACTTCTTTGTTATTTTGAAGGGTCGGCAACTAGGTATTACTACTATAAGTCTAGCCTTAGACTTATATTGGCATTTCACTAACGCAGGGCTTGGGGGAACACTTGTTACAGACACCGAAGAAAACCGAGATATGTTCAGAGGAACACTCGGTGCATACATGGATGGACTCCCAAAAGAGTACAAAATCCCCATGCTTGCCCACAACAGAAACTCTCTGTCTCTCAAAAACAGAAGCAGAATCTTCTACCAGGTCGCAGGACTGCGAGCCAAGGGTTCTCTCGGACGCGGAAAAGGCATCACATTTCTTCACGGCACAGAAACATCTTCTTGGGGTGACGAGGAAGGTCTGGCTTCCCTCTTAGCCTCTCTTGCTGAGACTAACCCTGAGAGACTCTACATTTTTGAATCTACCGCCCGTGGCTTCAATATGTTCCATGAGATGTACGTTACTGCTAAACGGGCTAGAACTCAGAAAGCTATTTTCTGTGGCTGGTGGCGCAATGAGTTCTACTCTGCTGACCCAGACTCAGACATCTACAAAGTCTATTGGGACGGGAAACTCACCACCGAAGAGAAGGAGTGGACTAGAGACATCAAGAAGCTCTACAACTTTGAAGTCAACTCAAGACAGATGGCTTGGTGGCGCTGGAAGATGTTGGAAGGCATCAAAGACGAATCCTTGATGTACCAAGAGTTTCCACCTACTGAGGACTATGCCTTTGTGATGACTGGCACATCCTTCTTCTCTATTGCACGTTGCACAGATGCAGCCAAGATTTCTAAGAAGCTCTCCTTTGATAACTACCGCTATGTCTTTGGGGCTAACTTCCAAGACACCCAAGTAGTCAAGTCAACTGAGCGCTTGGCTACCCTGAAGGTATGGGAAGAGCCTGTAGACACCGCCTATTACGTCATTGGTGCTGACCCTGCTTATGGGTCAAGCGACTGGGCTGACCGATTCTGTATTCAGGTCTATCGTTGCTACTCTGACGGTATAGAGCAAGTCGCTGCCTTTGCAACCTCTGAACTCAACACCTACCAGTTTGCTTGGGTCATAGCCCACCTTGCTGGCGCATACAAAAACTCAACTTTGAACCTCGAAGTTAATGGACCGGGGCAAGCAGTCATTAACGAACTTAAGAACCTGAAACGCCAAGCGGCTGCTATGGCTGGAGAGATTGGTCGGCAACTGATGGATGTCTACGGTTCAATGTCCAACTACATCTGGCGCAGAAACGACACTATGGGCGGGATGTCCAACTCTATTGGCTGGCTAACAACAACCCAGACCAAAGAACGCATGATGACCTACATGAAAGATTACTTTGAGCGCGGAATGATGGCGGTCTACGACATGGATACCCTAGAAGAGATGAAGACCATTACCCGTGAGGGCGGTGGTATCGCTGCATCTGGTCGCAATAAGGACGATAGAGTCATAGCCTCTGCTCTGGCGGCTGCTGCCTATGCCGAGCAACTACAACCTCGCTTGACCGCTATGCGAATTAGCCGTGCAGTCTCTCGCGCCATTGAGGACAAGACCCCCGAAGAGATGGCTGTCGGGCGCAATGTATCTGACTACTTGAAGAGGATTGGTGTTTATGGAAATTGAATATCAACTAACAATGTCTCACGACAACCTAACAATCGTTTCTGTCTACGGTCACAACGATGGGGCAAGCGCTATCCCTTCAATACAAAAGTCTGTACGAGAGCTGCCGGGTTCACAAGGGATGCTCTTGTCTATCTCTAAGCCTGAGAACTTACCTGATGACATTGTTTGGCACAGAATAGGTTTCCTCGACTACATGATGTATTCGGTTTTTATCATGCACAGCCTGTATGCGTTCATTGATACTGATTACTGCCTGATTGTCCAAGACGATAGTTGGGTGCTAAACGGGGCTAATTTCAAGCCTGAATACTACGAATACGACTATATCGGTGGAGTTTCGCACGCTGCAATGGTGGGCAACCAGCTCCTACTGCAAGGCTCATGGCACGACAAATTTCCTAGAACTCTTGTCCAAAACGGTGGCTTTAGCCTAAGAAGCAAGCGTTTTCTTGAAGCGCCCAACAAGCTCGGCATTGTCCACAACCATGCACAAGATATTCACCTCTGGAATGAGGACGTGCAACTGTCTTGCCTGAAGCGCCACACCTTTGCTGAACTGGGTATGAAGTACGCCTCCGAGAAAACTATCAGAGACTTCTCCCTAGAGAACGTTATCCCCACATTTCATGATGATTTTGACTTTGGCAGACTTGTAGGTTGCCACTCAACTTCTCGCAAACTTGTTTCAGACACACACATACTGGTAAACCCTGTATGTGTTACCTCGCATAGAGAGCCAGACTTTCTATCCTTCTTGCAATCAATTGGATACACCATCGAGTATGTTGCCCCAGACCATACCCAAGCGTGAACTGCTTAGAGTCATCAAGCGGTTTGTCAAAGACCAAAACAGAGGTATCTCTGTCAAGCTCTTTGCCGAGCTGTGTGGGGTTGACAAGGAGCATTTGCTTGATGTGTTCTTCTATCGCATCCGACCTCTGACCGAGTACATCCAGATACGGGTCAGCAAAGGCTACAACTCATGGCTAAATGGCGAAGTAGCCGTGATGCAAAACAGAGACAAGACACGGTTCGTGGAATACAGACGCGAACCAAAGCCCCGACTAGCCCGTACAACGGGATTACACCTAGTCAATGGGGAAATAAAGATTAAGGTAGGGGTGAGCAATCGCGGTGATTACTCAGGTCAGACCTTAGATGAAGCACTTGAAAGGGGATAACTATGGCTGTGCTAAAAGACTATAAATGCGATAAACACGGGTACTTTGAGAGCCTTGAGGCTAAATGCCCAATGAAGAGTTGTTCAGAGGAAGTCTATGTGGTTTTCTTGCAAGCTCCGGGACTCATCTCGGATACAACCAAGAAGAACGACAAAAACATCAAACAACTCGCTATGGAATTTGATATGACTGATGTCAAGTCCACCCGTGAGGGCGAGAATCAGTCAGGGTTCTTTACCCGTAAGAACAAAACAAGCAAAAAGCAATTGGAGAAGGAAGCTAAGATTGCTGCCGAGCGTCCAAGAGAGCCTCAACCAAGGGACTCAGCTATTTGGGGTGGTGACAACCGTTTCAACATGAAAGGGTTACTATCGGGTAACGCAGTTAGACCAGTTCGTGATGAAGCAGTATCATTCAACCCGAAAGATGCTGGCAATTTGACTGGACCTAAGATGGCTAGTTATACTGCCGACCATGAAAACCT